CTGCCTGAATAAGAATCAGCCTCTTCCAAACGTGGTTCGAGAAGACCGTTCTGGGTTTAGAAGCGGCATTCTCGGGTCGTTTTCACGGAGGAAACTTTGGTCGACGGCCTGCATTTGGCCATCGGCACGTTGCTGGTAATAGGCTTCGCGTTTCATAACAACCTCTTTGGGGCACTTGCAGAGCAAGAGTCCGCCAATTTCAATGTTGCCTTCAAAGCGAGATCCGACATCCGACATAACCTGTAACTCAGGGTGGTCTTCAGATCGGACTGGAACCCAGCCTTCACGGAACTTCTTAGACACATTAGTGTTGTCTTGGTTGCCCAGTGAGGAAGTGCGTATCCATCGGAAAACATAACCATCCTGCTCCTCGGGAGTAGGAAGTATTGATGCTGGCGTCCAGCTATCGCTGGGCCGGGTATCTGCATCACGCGACTGTGATGTACGTTTGGTGCGATCTTCTGCCATGTCAATCATCCTTTGATCATTTGAGCGGCATATTGTTCAGGGGTTATCCCCAGTTTTTTCGCAAGCTTAACCTGCGTTGCAGTCAGTTGGACACGCCGAGGCGTTGACCCGTTGTTACGTGACGATGGCGCCACCACAACGTCGGAGCCGCGACTGTTCTTAGCTCCGAAGTATTCTGGGAACTTGTCCCGCATGCGCCGATCAATCTCGGCGTAATATTCTCGAGAGTTTACCTCGTAACCTTCTCGCGTGACCAGCTGCTCATGAGTTCCATAAGCAAACGCAGTCATGTCCTTGTGGTCGTCAGAGCCGAACCACCGGTTCTGGTCGTGCCACGATACAGCCTCTGCCGATGGCCGGGGAACCTGTGGCTGTTGCGCCTGTTGAACCCTTTGTTGATTTGCCATCTGGGCTCTTTGCCGGGCCTGTTGTTGGGCAAACTGGGCCTGCTGTAACCGCTGTTGATACCCAAGCTCATACTGTTGGGCTGCCTTCAGCTCTGCCTGAGCATTGTTCAGAATCTCTTGAGCTTCGATAGTCTTTTGGGTATTGCCCTCTTCAAATGCCTGAGAGTATGCAGCCTTTGCCGCATCTATCTGCATCTGCGTTCGGGTCTTAAACTGTTGTATCAGGTGAGCCTCGCCGTTCTTGACGATCTCTTGATACTTACGATTCTCTTCGGCAAGCTTCTGTGCAGCAAGAACGGCCTCTTGGCTCATGCGCTCAGCGGCCTCTCGGCGCCTGCGCTCTTCGTGCTGCTCGTACTTTAGCTTGTTAATGCGCTTGCGAACTTTGTCACTGTAGTTCTCAAGCTCGCCGTCATCCTCTTTAGCGTTCGCGTCCCTTGGGGGGCGCTGGTCTTCTGGCGGACGGTCATCAATCACCTCTATCTCGGGTGAGTTAACGACTAACTTACCGTTCTCTTTCTTGAACTCGGTGGTTACGCCAAAGAACTTATCTTCGGATGACTGTTCTACCTGTTGTGCTTCTTCAGACATAATTACAATACCTTGCTGATGCCGCGTGGATCGTCTACTACCGCCTCGACCGAATCATCATTGATCAGTCGGAACTCCTTGCCGTGGATCTTGAACCGCGTTCCTGAGTACGCCCTCATCATAATGAAGTCGCCCTCTTTGCAGTACGGGCCTGTAGGAAAGCGCTTGTCATCCTTATAACAGTCTGGGCCCATCTTCATTACAAATCCAACGATGGAGCCAACCTCTTCAACGTCAAGTGTGGCTTTGGCTTTAAGTATTCCGCCTTCGGTTTTCTCCTCCGGCTCTGGAAGTGCCACCAGTATCCGATACCCTTTGGGGTCGGGAAGCTGGCTAGGCTTCGCAGCATCAGTCATATTGTCTCCTGCATCGCATCTAGGGCTGCGATGTTGCCCATTTCAGTCGTTTATGCGGCGACTGTCGAGATCTAGCAACTCTCGTTCTGCAAGTGCCAGACCATAGATAACGCCCGATCGGTACTTGTAATCAGCAAAATCTTCACACTGACCACCAGCCATTGAGTCCGTTACATCATTTAGCATCTTGCGGATCTCAACTTGTAGTGCCTTTAACATGTTGTCACTAGCGGTTGTCATTGTCAACACCTCCATTTGTGTCTTTATCTATTTTATTTTGTATAGCCTCAAACCCCGCCTTAAACCCAGCCAGCTCTTTCTGGGTGGATGTTTGTTCGCGGGTTTGTTCAAGCCGATTTTCCCGTTCGGCTTCATTGTTGCGTGACTTCTCTTCAGCCTCGGCAAGCTTGGTTGCTAGCTCGGCAGACTTCATGCGCTCACGCGACTCTAGTTCTTCCTTCTGCATTACGGCATTGCCGTATGCTTTCTTGGCCTCAAGATCAAGCTTGGCCATCTTCTCTTGGTGATCCGCAATAAGCTTTTGCTTCTGCATCTCAAGCTCTTGCATTTGCATCTGGACGACAGGGTCTTGCATCATCTGTGCATTCTTCTCGGCCTGCTGACGCTGCATAGCCTTGCCGGTAAGCTGCTCTGCGGCTGGTACAGCGAGGCGAGATATACGCAACTCGATATCTTCTGGGAGTTTTTCATCTGGGCCGGGCAACTCAACGCCCAGCTCTTGCTCAATCTTGCGTCGATACGCAAACGCTATGTGCTCAGCAATGTGTTCTGATGCCGCTGCCTGTAGGGCTTTGGCATTAGGCGCCTTAGACACAAGCCCCATGATGTCTGGGTTCTGTAGTGCCGCCATGTGAACCTGTATATGTGCCTCGTGATCTTGGTAGATAAAGGCTTTGACCGGCTTGCCATTGATGATATGCATGTTCTCGGTCACAGGATCGGTAGGCTTGGCGTCATCATCCGTGGGAACAATGCGAGCCGCATCGGGAATCCCAAGAACCTCCAGCATTTGACGGTGCAATAGTGGGAGGTCGTACATCTGCGGCGCGGCTTGCGACAATTGAAGGGCGGCTTGGTACTGCATGATCCGCTGGGCCATGGTGCCTGCGTTAGGATCGCTAACAGGGATGATATCTACCCTGTCATCGAAGTCTTCGGCTGCAACCTTGTCTTCTTCCTGCTCGTAGGGATACTCGAACGGCCCGTATTCCCGAATAATACCCGCCAGAATGCGCAATTCACTGCCCATTGCAGCGTGTACTCGGGCCTGAACAGCGCTCATCACCTTCATTTCGCGCTCAAGTACCGCCAGTGTCGTACCAACCGGCGCCTCGCCGTTGATATCGGACGCTTTTACGTCCGCAGCGGTGGCAAACCGGCGGCCTTCGCCAACAATATCCCGCAATAGGTTGTACAGGACGTTGCTTGGCTCTTTGTACGGCATGAATGCGATGTTGTCGCGGATTGCCCCGCTAGGAACGTCCACGTCACGGAACTCACCCGGCATAATTGGGGTGTCATCGCCCTTGATTCGCAGGCCACGGGTCTTTAATCCGCCCGGTAGGTTGGATAATGTCCCCGCATCCACCAATTGTCGGAGCAATGAGGTGGCAGACTTGCTTAATCCGCCAATCATGTGGACTAATCCGAACCCATAGAAGCCAAATCCGGGCAAATACTGGAAATGCGCGAAGTGTTGGCGGGCCAAACGCTTAGGATCTGCCTCTAACCAGTTGCGTCGGATGCTTAAAATCGTTCGAGATGACTTATCAATGGTAACAATGTAGGGCAAAGCCAAGCCATCAGGGTCTTCAAAGCCCGGAATGTCACACTCAACATGCATTTCAAGCAGGGTGTGGCGGGAATCTAGGTCAAAATCCTCGCTCTCGCCCGTTAAGTTGTTGTATTTGCGCTGTATTTCACCTAGATCGGGCTGTGGTGCAGGCAAAGGAACGTCCCGGTAGAAGCCAGCAACCTGTAATTTACGCAAATCGTTGTGCGACTTCTTCATTACGTGGCTATATCGACCGCACGTAGCGAGGTCTGATGCCCCATAGCTCACCACAAAGTCTTCTGCCGGCACAAACATAGAGCATGGACGCCCAAGAGCGGGGTCATAATAGACTTTGCGGAACGCCGAACCGGCAATTGGCAGCGAAAATAATAGCTTTTCGGTCTCTGTCCGGTACTCGGACATCACCTGAGTCGATATATAGTTCATCAACTCTTGAACTCTGGCCGCCTGTTTCGTCTTTTCGTTATCGATCTTGCCGACAATCGATGTCTTTACGGGGCCGGTAGCCGGGAATATCTCTTGTATTGTCTGGGCTTGGAACCGAACAACCGACTCAGATAGCATGGGGTGGAATACACCACACGCACCATCCCACGGTGTTGATCGATCCTCGAACTTCAAACCAAGCAGGTCAAGGCCTTTAACGTAGGTCTTCTCCCAGTCAGAGCGAGACTCTCGGTCGCCCTCAAACTGAGACACAAGATCAGCCGCCAACATGGCGAGATCCTGCTCATCAACAACCTCGGCAAGGTTATCACCAAACTCTGTCGCAACAGGGTCTGGATCAAAGTCAAATATCATCCCGCCGTCTTCGGTCATAATGCCGACAGACTCTGGATTCTCTATGGCGATAGTGACCCCATCGCCTTCTGCGTTAGGGTCAAACGGCATTGCTGCCTTATCAATAGCCATGAATCATCCCATCTTTTTGGAGTAGCCAGTACCGCGAGTTGCGGCACCGCATCCACGCGCCTTACCACCAGAAGCCATCTTCTTGCAGTCTTTCTTAACTTTACCGCCGGACTTCATCTTCTTGTTGCAGCTAGGCATAGGTCATTCCTCAGTAATATTCAACACGAGTACGCTCAACATACTCATCATCTTCATCGGTTGGTAAACGTATAAACCCGCCTTGACGGAATCTTATCAAAGCTTGCGTTGTTGCGTCCACAAAGTCGTCGTGCTCTCCAGACGGGAACGATGCACATTCCTCAATCACTTCTTCGGCAAACCGAGTGTGTGGCGCCCATATAACGCCAGACGCAAACAAGTCAGAGACAGAGTTAACGCGAGCGATCTTGTCATTGCCCCTCGACGGGGTGAACTCAGTAATCGGTATCCCCATTCTACGCATCTCGTGGATCAGGGGAAGGCCAGCCGCTTTTGCTTCAATGATCACCGAGTCGGGCTCTATCCCTGTATAAGCAGACATCGCCTCACGTTTAAGCTCAGGGAACTCCCATCGACCTTTGAACGCATCCAGCAAAATAATGTTTGGGCAGTCCCTGCCTTGGTCGTCTGGTTGGTAAAAAACGCCAATCGATACACAGGCAGAATAGTCAGACCGTTCATTCTTGGTGAACGCGGTATCCCATGACTGGATAATAAACTCGCACACTGGCGGCCTTTCGCTTTCCCAGCGCTTCCACCACTCCCTTTTAATAAGAGCGCCCTGCTCGGATGTTGGGGCTTGTTGGTATTGCGCGTTCCACTTAGGGCCGGGCAGCTCATCCCTTAACGCCTCTAGCTCTGCCTTGCTCCAGAACTCGGGCCAAAGAGGTTCGCCGGATGGCATAAGGGCGGGGAACTCAATCACTTCCCACTCATCGGTTGCGTTACGCTGTGCAGCCGACTTAATAATTCGGCCCGTTAGATCCCTTAGATGCCAGCGGGTCATAATGACAATGATTGATCCGCCCGGCTGTAATCGCTGTCGAGGGCCGGATGTGTACCACTCATGGACGCGATCAAAGACGGCGGGGTCTCCACTCATCGCTTCCTGTTCTGAATGGGGGTCGTCAATAATAAGAAGATCTGCACCGCGACCAGTAACCGCGCCGCCAACACCGATAGCGAAGTAAGAGCCTCGCTTTGAGGTCTGCCATGCGCCCGCCGCCTTGGTGTCTGACTTCAGTTCTGTCTCGGGAAACACTTCCGCGTATTCCTTGGTGTCAACCAAGTCTCGAACCTTACGACCAAATCCCGTGGCGAGTTCTGCGGTGTGGGCTGCTTGGATGATTTTCTTATCTGGGAAAAGTCCAAGATACCATGCTGGTAACAAGTAAGAACCAAACTCAGACTTGGTGTGACGCGGCGGCATGTTAATAATTAACCGCTTAGACTCGCCTAATGCTATGCGCTCAAACGCCCGAGCAACCATTGCGTGGTGGCGCCCACCAATAAACGACGGCCACATACGCCCAACAAACTTGAGGAAGTCGGTATGACAATCTTCAATCTGTTTGCGCCGATTGATCTCAGCGAGAATCTCTGCTGCCTTTAACTTAACCTCGGGCGATGCAGACTTTAACTTGTTAGCAATTTCGGGGGTTATTTCCACCTAGTAACCGCCCTTGCCTCCACCCTTTCCACCGGGCCCATATCGGGGAT